TATATCCACATTTAATTATGCAGTATAATATCTCACCAGAAAAAATCATTGGTGTAAAACCATCAGGCATTTCAGTTGATAGATTGTTAAATCATGCGACACCGTTGACACATTTAAAAACTGAAGGCGCTTGTATTACACCAAATGGTGCTATGTTTAAAACAGATAGTCCAGGGTTTCTACCTAGACTTATGGAAAGTATGTACAATGATAGAGTTAAGTTTAAAACTCTTGCGTTTCAAGCAAAGAAAGAATATCAAAAGACAAAAGACCCTGCGACTGCTAAAGAAATATCTCGTTGTCACAATATACAATGGGCAAAGAAGATTGCTCTTAACTCAGCTTATGGTGCGATAGGTAATCAATACTTTAGATATTATGATGTAAGACAAGCAACTGCTATTACATCATCTGGTCAATTCGTAATTAGATTTATTGAAAAGAATGTAAATGAATATATGAATAGAATATTAAAGACACATGATAAAGTTGATTATGTTGTTGCGTCAGATACAGATTCAATTTATCTTACATTAGATAAACTAGTTGAAGCAACTTGTAAAGATAAATCAAAAGCAGATATATTAAAGTTTCTAAACAAAGTTGTTAGTAGTAGAATAGAGCCATTTATAGATAAGTGTTTTGCTGAACTAGCAGACTATACAAATGCCATTGACCAAAAAATGGTTATGAAACGAGAAGTAATTGCTGACAAAGGTATATGGACTGCGAAAAAAAGATATATGTTAAATGTATTAGATGAAGAAGGCATTACTTTTGAAGAACCTAAACTAAAGATTATGGGTATTGAAGCTGTCAAGTCATCTACACCTGAAGTTTGTAGAGGAAAAATTAGACAAGCAATCAAACTTATAATGACTAAAGACCAAGACAGTTTACAAAATTTTATTGCTGACTTTAAAACAGACTTCTATAATATGACAGCAGAACAAATATCATTTCCTAGGTCTTGTAATAACTTAAAAAAATATATGCATAGTAGTAATATCTTTATCAAAGGTACACCTATTCATGTTAAAGGTGCGTTAATATACAATCATCAATTAAAACAATTTAAATTAAGTAGAAAGTATCCATTGATACAAGAAGGTGATAAAATTAAGTTTCTAAAACTAAAAGAAGCAAACCCATTTAAGTTTGATGTAATAAGTTATGTCACTAAATTACCAAGTGAATTTAAACTACAAGAATATATTGACTATGATATTATGTTTCAAAAAACATTTTTAGACCCTATGAGTTTTATATTAAACTCTATTGGTTGGTCAGCTGAAAAGACAGCTAGTCTGGAGGATTTTTTCGTATGAGTATAGATAGTATGTTTATACTTTTGATTTGTCTTCATTGGGGATTTGCCACTGGTGGTTTATTGGCGTATAAAACAGATTGGAGTATACCTAGATTTATATTAATCGTTATATTGATGAAATATTTTTTGATAACTTATGGAATTTAATACAACACAAAAACATGGAGTAATATATGCGGATCCACCTTGGACCTTTAAAACATTTAGTGACAAAGGCAAAGATAAAAGTCCTGAAAAACATTATCCTTGTATGTCTTTATCTGACATTATTCGGCTACCTGTTGACAGAATTGCTAAGGACGATGCAGTCTTATTAATGTGGGTAGTTGACCCTTTATTAGATAAGGCATTTGAAGTCATCAAAGCTTGGGGCTTCAAATACAAGACAGTAGGTTTTACTTGGGCAAAAACGAATCGAGTTAAAATGGGTTTCTTTACAGGTCTAGGATATTGGACTAGAGGCAATCCAGAAATGTGCTTATTAGCTACAAGAGGTAAACCTAAACGGCTAAATAAAAGTATACCACAATTAGTGGTTGATCAAAGACGAGAACACAGTAGAAAACCAGATATAGTATATAGCCATATTGAGAAGATGTTAGATGGCCCATATATTGAACTATTTGCTCGTAGAAAACGAGAAGGCTGGAACAGTTGGGGAAATGAAGTATGATTTGGGACTTGACTCTTTCAATATTATATGTTATAATGATATTCGGTTTTGTCGTATGGTTATTAATGAAATGGAATAATGAACAATTATAAAAGATATACATTACAAGATACTTTAGATAGTGAGAAAAGAGCACTATTCAATGTGGTATCAACTTTCGCTGGTGGTGGTGGTTCATCAACTGGTTATAGATTGGCTGGTGGTAAGATACTAGCTGTAAATGAATTTGTTGAAGAAGCACAAAATACATATAGAGAAAATTATCCTAATACAGTTATCGTACCAGGTGATATAAAAGAACTAACAGGTACATACCTTATGGAAAAAGCTGGTGTTAAAATAAGTGAGTTAGACATATTAGATGGCTCTCCACCTTGTTCAGCGTTCAGTATGGCAGGTTCTATATCGCACGGTGGAGGTAATACACACGCTGATGCGTTCAATAAAACTAAACAATACTCAGATATAAAAGGTGTAGAAAATGTTGAAGATTTATTTTTTGAATTTTTAAGAGTGGCAAAAGATATAAAACCAAGAGTTATTATTGGTGAGAATGTTGAAGGTTTGACTATGGGTGAAGCCAAAGAGTATTTTCATAAGATACAAAATACATTTGAACAAATTGGTTATCTTATAGTTGCTAATGTATTAGACGCAAGTTATTTTGGTGTACCACAATCTCGTAAAAGATGTTTCTTCATAGGTGTAAGAGAAGATGTGGCAGATGCGATTGGTTTAAATTTTATGACTATGTATCAACTATATCCTGATAAGAATGATTTTAGAACTACACTTGGCGAAGCAATTAATGATATTGTAAATGAAGATAAAGAAGAATTAGATTATTTAATTGATAAGATAAGTCCAGAAAAAGCTGTTGGTAAAACATTAATGAAAATGCCAAAGGATCCAGACAAAGTATTGACTGGTATGGACTATCATGTTAAAGGTCATCACTTTAATTTAAAGAGAAGTAGTTTAAGAAAACCTTGTCCAACAATTACTGCGATGGGTAATCTTGCTGGTGTTGCTGGTACTTGCCACCCAATAGAAGATAGAAAGTTTACTATCAAAGAACTAAAAAGAATTATGTCTTTACCTGAAGACTTTAAATTGACAGGTAAACATAAACAACAATCAGAAAGGATTGGTCGTATGGTACCACCGTTGATGATGAAAGCACTTGCTGAAAGTGTTTACAATAAAGTATTGAAACCATATAAGGAGTTAAATAATGACTAAGTTTACATTTGCCACAGACAAAGAAGGATTTGATAATCACATTGATAAATCCGTTAGAGGGTATTCTCACTTATGGGGTGATATACTTTCACTATCAAAATATTTTGTAGAAGACTATACCCAAGTTGTTGACATTGGTTGTTCAACAGGTAAATTATTAAAGGGTATGATTGAACAAAACCAAGCACATATTCCAAACGCACAATACACTGGTATTGAAATAGAAGATGATTTCTATGGTGACTATAATTTTGATGAGGAAAAGTATCAACAACTAAGTTATTATAAAGGTGATGTAAGAGATTATAGTTTTAATAATTGTTCACTAGTCACTTCTATATTTACTTTACAATTTATGTCGCCAAAAGATAGACAAGAAGTATTGAATAAAGTTTACAATGGTCTTAATACAGGTGGCGCTTTTATCTTTAGTGAAAAGACTTTTAGTTGTAATCCTAAAATACAAGACATGATGACTTTTACTTTTTATGATTATAAAAGAAAATATTTTAGTGATAAAGAAATATTAGATAAGGAAGTACAATTAAGGCACATGATGAAATTAAATACTAAGACAGAAATATATGATATGTTAAACAAGGCAGGTTTTGAAGTACATAATTTCTGGCAGAACTTTAATTTTATAGGAGCCATTGCTCTAAAGAAATAAATACTTCTATGGCGATTACGAAAAAATCATACATAGATTTAAAAGAGTATTGGGACTATCAGCGTAAAATAGCATACAACAAAGAAATTGTACACTATCTAGCTGGTAAATTTAAGGGTAGAGTTTATAATGATTTTGGTATGGTCAGTATAGATGAAATGAAGAAAGTATTATGGGAAAGAGTGAAGTCAGAAGATTTTGAAGACCCTAAAAAAGGTTATGTACCAGAAGACCCAAAGTTAAGAATTGAAGGAGAGGGTGAGCCATATTTGCCAACACACTTACTTCCATATGATAAAGACTTTAATAATTAACATTGACAAAAGCGTATAAGTATGATATATTGTAATACAAATAAGGAGATTGAATATGAGTAATTTTTTAAAAGATATAATTAAAGAAACTGGTAATGAATATGCTGGTTTAGTAAGTGATGGTATTGACAGCGCTGATGTCACTAGTTTTATTGACACAGGTTCATATTCTTTTAACGCACTATTATCTGGTAGTATCTATAAAGGTATGCCAGGAAACAAAATCACAGCAATCGCTGGTGAGGCCGCAACAGGTAAAACATTTTTCGCATTAGGTATATGTAAAGCGTTCTTAGATAAAGACAAAGACGCTGGTGTGATATATTTTGAATCAGAAAGTGCTATCTCAAAAGATATGATTGAGAGTAGAGGTATTGATTCTAAAAGAATGGTTATCGTACCAGTTGCCACAGTACAAGAATTTAGAAATCAATCAATAAAAATTTTAGACAAGTATAACGAGCAACCAGAGTCTGGTAGAAAACCTTTGTTGTTTGTATTAGATAGTTTAGGTATGTTATCTACTACAAAAGAAATGGAAGATACAGCAGCTGGTAAAGAAACAAGAGATATGACTCGTTCACAAATTGTTAAATCAACATTTAGAGTATTAACATTGAAACTAGGTAAAGCAAATGTACCTATGATAATGACTAACCACACTTATGATGTCATTGGTTCAATGTTCCCTCAAAAAGAAATGGGCGGCGGTAGTGGTTTGAAATACGCAGCTTCATCAATCATCTACTTAGGTAAACGAAAAGAAAAAGACGGTACCGAAGTTGTTGGTAATATCATACATTGTAAAAATTACAAGTCAAGGTTAACAAAAGAAAACGCACAAATAGATGTAAAACTTACTTACAAAAAAGGTTTAGACAAGTATTATGGTCTTATTGGTCTCGCTGAAGAAGGTGGTATCTTTAAGAAAGTATCTACAAGATACGAAATGCCAGATGGGTCTAAAGTCTTTGGTAAGAATATAAATGATAATCCTGACAAGTATTTTACAAAAGAGGTATTAGACAAGATAGATGAAATCGCAAAACGAAAATTCAGCTACGGAACAGAAGAATCAGAAGAATAAAAGATATATCTTTGCTCAAAAAAAAGGTGATGACTTTAGTTGTATAAAGTTAACCGAAGGCAAGTATAAAGATATAATCTACAAATACAACAATGTTAAATTTTCTGAAACTGAAAACGCAGATGGTCAGATACCATTAAAGTTTACTTACGACATACATCTTAATCCTAGTAAATTAGAAGTAGAAGATACAGAATTTAGAAATTATATCGGTGATATATTAATTGAGTTAGTTGAAGAACAATTACAAAATGGGACACTTGAAATAAATGAATAATGAAAGAATAGAATCCACAATATTAACTAATCTTTTTTACAATGAAGATTTTACTAGAAAGACTTTACCTTTCTTAAAACCTTTATACTTTAACAAAAGAGATGAGAAGATATTATTTGAAGAAATAGAAAAGTTTGTTTTAAAATATAAGAATGTTCCTACTAAAGAATCAATCGCTATTGAAATCAATAGTAGAAAAGATATTAACGAAGAAGAATACAAAAATGTTAAAACATTAATTGATTCATTAATACACGAAGAAACAGATTTACAATGGTTGTTAGATACAACAGAAAAGTTTTGTAAAGATAGAGCAGTACACAATGCTGTACTTGATGGTATTAAGATATTAGATAACAAAGATAAAACTAGAACACCAGAGGCGATACCAAGTATTCTTTCTGACGCTCTAGCAGTTTCATTTGATAATCATATTGGGCACGATTATATTGGAGATGCTCAAAGAAGATTTGATTGGTACCACACAAAAGAAAAAAGATACCCATTTGATTTATCATACTTCAATAGAATTACAAAAGGTGGTATACCAAGTAAGACTTTAAATATCGCACTGGCTGGTACTGGTGTTGGTAAGTCTTTGTTTATGTGTCATTGTGCTTCATCATTTTTAACTCAAGGTTTGAATGTATTATACATCACACTAGAGATGGCTGAAGAAAGAATTGCTGAAAGAATAGACGCTAATCTATTTGATATTTCTATGGACGATATTAGAACTATGCCAAAAGAATTATACGATAACAAAGTTAAAAAATTAGAAGATAAAACAAATGGTAATTTAATTATCAAAGAATATCCTACAGCATCTGCTCACTCTGGTCATTTTAGAAGTCTATTAAATGAACTAGCGTTGAAGAAATCATTTAGACCACAAGTTATCTTTATTGATTATCTTAATATATGTGCGTCTAGTCGGTTTAAAGGTGGTAATATATCATCTTATTTCTATATCAAAGCAATTGCTGAAGAACTAAGAGGTCTTGCTGTTGAGTTTGATGTTCCTATCTTTAGTGCGACACAAACAACTAGAACAGGTTTTGTAAGTACAGATATTGGTTTAGAAGATACATCAGAGTCTTTTGGTTTACCAGCGACTGCTGACTTTATGTTTGCTCTTATGTCAAACGAAGAATTAGAAAGTCTAGGTCAAATGAAAGTAAAACAATTAAAGAATAGATATAATGACCCTGGTATTAATAGATCATTTATCGTAGGTGTTGATAAGGCAAAAATGAGATTGTATGATACAGAAAATTCAGCACAAAATATAGTAGGTGGTAAACAATTAAAACAAGATGAAAGCTATCCCACACCAGAACAATCGTATGAGAAGTTTTCAGACTTTAAATTATAATGGCTAAAAAACAAAAAGTTAGATTCTATAAAGGTGATAAACGACCTGGTGACCAACAGAAAAAAGATTTACATTATCGTAAAAAGATGACAAAGAAGAATGGTGAAATCATTTGGCAAGTTTTAGAGTTTCCAAACAAAGTTGTTGTAGCAGAATATTTTTTTGAAGAAGATGCTCACAAACTAGTAAAATTTCAAAACAAAAACAAAGTATTTAACTTAGAAGGTGGCATACCTAAGTTTTTACACATATCGTTGTAGTGTCCAAACAAATTATAGTTGAAACTAAAAACGGAACTTTCAATATAGAAAGAAGTCGTCAGGCAACTAACGAATCAAATTTAGTAGAAGATTTACAAAAGTGGCAACAAATATTACATTGTGAAGAAGAAGATTTAGATAAAGATTTAAGAAATGTTGTCAAAGGTTTAAGAAATAGATTAATTAAAAATTTACAATTTCATGGTTTAAAAAGTGAAGAAGATATAACTCACACTCACATAAAATCATTGGCAAAAGATTATTTGGTTTGTCCAAAGTCAATTCAAATATCTTTGTGTAGAGATAGTACACGCCAAGGTGTAGATGAAATAGTACAATACGAAACACTAAAGAAATATATTAATGATGACAAAGAAGTCATAAATTTATCAAGTGGCTCTCTTACTTTAAGAAATGGTAAGATAGATAGTGCCACATCTGGTATAGGTGAAGCAAGAAGCATAGATGTTAAGATACAACCATATGATTATAGTTTTACAGCATATGGTTTTTTAAAATACTCAAAAGATTCTGGTTCAATTCAAACTCAACAAATGACAGAGGCAGTTATGTTTGCTGAACAAGCAAAGATTTATTGTGACCAAAATAACGATAGTGTTATATTCTTTATTCAATTAGATGGAATAGAGGGTGAAAAACACATTGATAGTTTAAAAGAAACTTGTTTATCACATAAACATAGTATAATAGTCGGTAATACTGAACAAATCATTGACTTTTTTAACCAAAAAACCACTTGACAATCAGTCATAAATAGTATATAATATAAATATTATCAGTTGAATTATATGGGAAAAGTGTATTCGTTTATGGAATTAATGAGGATAAAGTGTTTAGTTTTAAGGGATTCATAACAAAAGAAAGAAATGTACATTTAGAACACCTAGAAGACGATATAATAAATCGTGGATCAAAGGGTGGGGAAAATGCTATCAATTTTTTAAAGTCAGTTAGAGATATGCTTGCTGGGTCATCTGGCAAGAAGGTTAACATGACTGTGAAGTGGGACGGTGCGCCTGCTATAATCTGTGGTACTAACCCAGAGAACGGCAAATTCTTTGTCGGTACTAAATCAGTATTCAATAAAAATCCAAAAATCAATTACACAACCGGCGACATAAGAAAAAATCACTCAGGTGCTTTAGCAGAAAAACTATCTATTGCTTTGAGAGAACTTGGTCGTTTAGGTATCAATGGTGTATTACAAGGTGACTTTCTATTCTCACAATCAGATTTAAAGAAAGTAGTTATAGATGGTGAAAGTATGATTTCATTTACACCAAATACTATTACATATGCTGTACCGTCATCTTCAAATATTGGTAAAAGAATATCAAGCGCAAGAATGGGTATAGTATTTCACACAAAATATTCAGGTAAAGATTTACAAAGTATGACAGCTGGGTTTGGTACAGTTAGAGGGTCAGCAAGAAATGTATTCTTAGCAAGTGCTGGTTATAAAGATGTATCTGGTTCTGCGAAACTAACTAAGAGTGAACTAGCAACATTTAACGCAAGACTAAGAATGGCAGAAGGCTCTTTACAAAAAGCTGGACCTATGTTAGATGAAATGAATAAATCAACAGCAGATGCTTTAGGTATTCCATTTAGATTAAAAACTTTCTTTAATTACTACATAAGAAATACGCAAGGTCATATGGCTAAAGTAAGAGAACTAGCAGATATGTTTAGAGATTATTATATCAATACTTTACAAGCTGAGATTGATAGTAAGAAATCTGATAAAGGAAAACAAAAGTATAAAGATATACTTCAAAAGAATTTAAAATTTATTGATAGAAATAGACCTTCTTTGGTTATGGCAATCGCTTCGCATGTCACTTTACAAAACGCTAAGAATTTTTTAGTAAGTAAGATGAGTGAGATACAAAGTATCGGACACTTTCTTAAAACAGCCAGTGGATATAGGGTGACAGCACCAGAGGGATTTGTTGCTGTAGATAGAGTGGCAGGCGCAGTTAAATTAGTTGATAGAATGGAATTTAGTAGAGCAAACTTTACTATGCCGAAAGGTTGGAACTAATGAATATAATTTTGATAGGTGGTCCAGGTTCAGGTAAGTCAACTTATTCTGAGTTTGTAAAAAAAGAGTTTGATATAGAACATATCTATCCAGGAGAACTATTAAGAAAAGAAAAAGAAAAAGGTGGTGAGATAGCAAAACGATTATCTAATTTAGGTAAAGGTGGTTTCGCTCCTAATGACATAGTTTTAAAACTTGTATTTGATGCTGTAGAAAAAGCAAAGAATGGATTTGTATTTGATGGGTTTCCTAGATACATGCAACAAGTTAGAGATTTAGAAAAGAAGAATATTAAAATAGACAAAGTGGTTTATCTAAATGTAAGTGAACAAGAAGTAATAAAAAGACTTACAGCAAGAGGTAGAGCAGATGATAAACCAGAGGTTATTAAAAATAGAATTGATTTATATAAGAAAGAAACAGGACCAGTAATAGAATATTACAGAAAGAAACCTGGTTTCATAGAAGTAAAAGCAGAAGGTGGTGAACCAAAAGCTATTGCTAGTAAAATTATTAAACAACTAAAAGTTAAGTCATTGAGAGAATTTAGAGAGTATTTAAATGAAGGTGTTTATGACCCTGGTATATTCAAAGCATTCTTTTTAGCTGGGGGTCCAGGTTCAGGTAAAACATTTGTGACTTCATCAGCATTTGCTGGTACAGGATTAAAATTAGTTAATTCTGATAACTCATTTGAAAGAGGATTAAAGAAGGCTGGGTTATCTGCGAAGATGCCTGATAATGAAGAATACTTTAGAAACATAATTAGACAAAGAGCAAAGACAACAACAAGCAATCAATTAGATAAATATGTGGAGGGGCGATTAGGTTTAATTATAGACGCCACTGGAAGAGATTTACCACTTGTACAAAGACAAGTGAGTATGTTAACACATCTTGGTTATGATTGTTATATGGTCTTTGTAAATACAAGTTTAGATGTTGCTATAGAAAGAAACAAGAACAGACCTAGAACAATACCTGAATACATTGTAAAGAGAAGTTGGGATGGCGTTCAATCTAATATTGGAGCATTTCAAAGAGTATTCAGTCCTGGTAAAATGTTAATTGTTGATAACAACAGAAGTGAAAAAGAATTAGTGACTATGGTTTTAAGTCAAGCTTCTAAATTTATTAGAACTAAATTAAGAACTAAACCACAAACAAGCATGGCAATGTCATGGATAAAGAGAGAGTTAGAGTTAAAGAAAAGATGAGATTTAAAGATTTTGTAAAAAACGAAAGTATCATAGATATACCTAGACAAACATATGCGCCAGCTGTGTTTGATGATGCTGATACTAAAAATCCTAAAATTAAAGAGAGTGTTCTAAAACAAATTAACGACCAAGTTAAAGAGTTTAAAGAATATCCTGTTATCAAAATAGCATTGATTGGCTCTATACTTACAAAGAGATATAGAAATGATGCTGACTTAGACATCAATGTATTATTTGATGTACCAAAAGAAAAACAAGAACAAGAAAGAGTTGATCTTTCTCTTAAATATTTGTCAGCAAAAAATCCAAATAACATACAAGGTAAATTAATACCTGATTCTAAACACCCAATCAACTATTACTTTATTACAGATCAAGCAACTTATGATGATCAAAATAAGAAAGCTGATGCTGTGTTTGATATTCAAGCTAATAAGTTTATCAAAAGACCAGATGATTTTACTTTTGATATGAACTTATATTTAAAAGACTTTGAAAGAAAAGTACAAGAATTAGATGTAATTAAAGGTGAACTAAAAAGAGATATTATAGATTACAACGAACTAATAGAATTAAAACCAAATGAGATTTTAGACTTACAAGAAAAGATAAAAGATAAGTTAGAAGAAATAGAAGATAGTATAGAGGACATTGTTAAGATTGGTGATGGTGTTGATGCTGAAAGAAGAGCAGCATTTAATACAGATATGACGCCAGACCAAATAAGAGCTTATGGTATTAAGAATAGATTACCTAAGAATGTTATTTACAAAATGTTAGAAAAATATCACTATCTAAAATTCTATAAAAAATGTAAGAAGATTTTAGAAGATGGTATTGTGACAGATAAAGAAGTAAAAGATTTAGAAATACATGAAGCTAGAGATAAATCTATTGCGTTTACATTTGGTAGATTTAATCCACCAACTATTGGACATGAAAAACTAATTAGAAAAGTTTTATCAACTCCTGGAAATGTAAAGAAAATATATTTAAGTAGATCGCAAGATAGTAAAAAGAATCCACTATCACCAGATGTTAAGTTTAGAACTATGAGAGATATGTTTAAATACGCAAGACCAAATTTAGAGATAGTTGCTACAAATATGATATTAGATTTAATGACTAAATTACATAAAACAGGTTTTACAGATATTACTATGGTTGTAGGTAGTGATAGAGTTAGAGAATTTGAAGGTATACTAAACAAGTATAATGGTGAAAGTAATAGACATGGCTTTTACGACTTCAAAAGTATTAAAGTAGTATCTGCTGGCGAAAGAGACCCTGACGCTGAAGGAACTACTGGTATGTCAGCAAGTAAGATGAGAGATGCCGCTGCTAAGAATGATAAAGAATCTTTTAAAAAAGGATTACCAGCGTCATACAGAAATCCAGCTGATGTAGATAGATTAATGAGCAATGTGAGAGTAGGAATGGGTATCAAAACTAAATTGGCTGCTTCGTATGGTGGAATGATTAATGTAGATAATAAGAAACCAGTTGCGTCATTACAAGAGTTTGAACAAAACCAAATAAGAGATTTATATGTTAGAGAAATAATCTTTAACATCAATGATAAAATCAAGTATGTAAAAGAAGACATACAAGGAATAGTAAAAAGACGAGGTACAAACTATATTGTACTAGAAGATAACAATAACAATTTACACAAAGCATGGATATGGGATTGTATTCCAGAGGCTGCTAATAGAGAAGCTGAAGTAAGAGAATATAATTTAAACATAGACTACGGATTTAAGGCGGTATCAACTATGGAAGAAGATAAAACACCACAAGACAAAACAGTTGCTAAAAAACCAGGAACTCAACCTAAGAAGTATTACAAAGATTTATCAAAAGGTGAGAAAGATAAGAGAGCTGACCATTTCGCAAAACAGAAATATAAAAAATCTGATGACGAAGATGATTACAAAACAGCTCCAGGTGATAAAGACGCTAAAACTAAACCATCTAAACATACATTAAAGTATAAGAAAATGTTTGGGGAGTTTAAAAAAGAACTATCCGATGCTTGTTGGAAAGGATATAAACAAGTAGGTATGAAGAAAAAAGGTGATAGACAAGTACCAAATTGTGTACCTGAATCGTATGAAATAGGGGCAGATTACGCCAATCATACAAAAGAGGTGACACCTGGTCAAGTACCAGCTGGAAAGGCTGTTGACGCTAAAGATAGAGGAAAACCCGAAGATAATATAAAGAAAAAAGATATTGAAGAATGGGCTTTATCGGATGCTACAATAGATAAATATAGACAACGATACAGAGAAGAATGGCGTTCTAAACTAAGTGAAGTCGTACAAAGAATGATGGAGAAAATTGATGGCTAAAACATTTAAACAATTTGAAGATTATGATATACGATGCGAAGAAGTAATATTTGAACATGAAAACGAACCTTTACAAGAGGCTGAGTATCAAGGAAAGACAGTAAAATTAAACGACCCTATTAGAGGAGGTTCTAAAAAGTTTTATGTGTATGTAAAAGATGGCGATAAGATTAAGAAAGTATCATTTGGTGATACGACTGGTCTATCTATTAAGAGAGATAATCCAGCGAGAAGAAAGTCATTTAGAGCAAGACATAATTGCGCTGATCCAGGACCAAAAACTATGGCAAGATATTGGTCTTGTTATCAATGGAGAGCTGGAGCAAAGGTAAATAATTAAGTATATGACTAAAAAAACTTTAAAAGAATTTAGAAAGCTGTTAGGCGAAGCAACAGCAACAAAAACTAATCTACAATTTCTTAGAGCAAAGACTGCTAGAAATGATCATTTTGAAACTAGAAGATATATCGCTGCTGAAATTTTAAAAGATAAGAAATTAGCAGACGCTTACAAAGCATTAGAAATGATACATAACGATTTCGCTAGAGTTATAGGGAATGACGCAATAACAATTAGACAAAGATTGGAAACAACTTTGAAAAATCAATTAAAACAAAAAGTTTCAAATTGGGACGAAGTATGGAGCACATTATAATGGCTAAATTTTCAATGATAGAAGCCTTAAACCAGGTAAGAGAACAAGATAAAGACCACGAAATTTCTATGGCGAGAGGTGAGTTAGAAGCAATCGCAGATAAAGCTACTCAACTATCATCAGCATTAGACGGAAAGTCAGATGATGGCAACCCACTAGAAGCTTGGGTACAATCTAAAATTACAAAAGCAAAAGACTATATCAATTCAGTTTCAGATTATATGATGTACAAACCTGAGGCAGTCACAGAAGCATATGCATCTCATTTAATAGCAAAGGCAAAAGAAATTGCTCACAGAATGGCAAACGATATGAGTGGCGCAGTACAAAAAATAGAAAAATTAAGTAAAGGTTTATCTAATGACCCATCAGTCTTATCAGCTTTACAAAAAGCAAATGAAGATATTGAATGGGTAGATGAAAACAAAATTAGTGATATATTTAAGTCAAATAAAGAAGGCGAAAGTATAGATGATATTGCTAAGAGATTAAAACTATCTAAGTCAATGGTCAAAAGATTAATGGGTGAAGCACAAGAAGAACCTAAGAAAGTAGAAGACGAAAAAGATAACGCAGAGATGAAGAATAAAGAAGCTGCGATTGCGTCTTTGAAAGATCAAATTACTTTACTAAAACAAAAATTAGAAAACGAAAAACACAAAGCTGTTAAACCAGAGCCTAATCCACAAACAGGCGAAGTACCTTTAACTATTGGTGTTGCTCACGCAGAGTTTACAAAAGAAAAAGATAAAAAAGAAAAAGAAGTTAAAGAAAATGTTTCAATCAAAGCTTATAAAAATGCTGTTGATCCAACTAAAAAAGGTTTAATGATTTCTAAATCTGGTGGTATGAGTGGTACTATTATGATTAAAGATAAGAAAGAATTAAAACAATTAGAAGATAAAATAGCACAAGCGAAAAAATTATACAACATTAAAGAAACTAAAAAAGAAGATTTAGATAATAAAGATAAACCAACTGTTAAAGATGTAATTGGTCAATTAAAAGGTGCAGTAAAAGCACACACTAAACAAGCTAAAGATTTAGAAAAAGCTCTAAAGACAGAAGGTATCAAACCATATGTATCTATGCAAAAAGGTAAAGATGGTAAGATGAATTATGTTGTATTAGACAAAGATGAAAAAGAAGCTTTTAGATCAACTGACCAAAGACTAGCACAAGATTATTGGAAAAAGAATTTTGATAAGTTAAAAGAAAATAAACTAGTCAATGAAAAATTGATGAATGAAATATCTGATAAACTTAAAATGAAAGTAGCTATTCAAAAATCTAAAAATTTGGGTAAAAAAATTAAACAATACAAAGACAAAGTATTCAAAAAAACTATGTCAACAATACAATCTCCTTTATTCGCAAGTAAAGATAAAGAGAAAGCAGCTAGAGAAAAAAGAGCAAAAGATATGATTAAGTATTATGATGCTCAAAAGAAAGCAGCTTTACAAGGTAAGAATAAAGAGTTGGCTAAAAAGATGTTGAAAAACGAAGTTGAACATGATATTAAGTTAGATGAGTTTACTAGTAATATGATTAAAAGATTACAAATATCTTACGCTGATTTAAAAGGTAAAACAATGTCACCTGAAAAGGCAACTGCTTTATCAAAACATTTAGATAGACTAGATACAACTTCATTAAGACAATTAGTAAAAGCTAATATACCTTTTATTACATCACTTGCTAGAAACAAAATCTATAAGAAGACTGGTAAGTTTGAAGAAATGAGATTAAGAGTAGAAGCAATGGCAGGTTTACAAAAGAAAGCTGACAAGAGTGGTATGTCTTATTCTATTCTAAAGCAAGTATATAACAGAGGAATGGCCGCTTGGAAATCAGGCCATAGACCAGGCGCAAGTCAACAACAGTGGGCATACGCTAGAGTCAATTCATTTATAACAAAATCCTCAGGAACTTGGGGAGGCGCTGACAAAGATTTAGCGGCTAAAGTAAAAGGAAGTAAGTAATGACAAAATACTTAAATACGAAACCGGGTAGTATTGAAGAAATAGCTGCGAACATGAGTAAATCACAAAACGAAGCTGGCTACCAAGATATGTTTAAAAAAGAACTAGATAAAGCTGGTAAAGGTATTGGCTCTATGACACCTAAAGAAAAAAAAGATTTCTTTAACAAAATAGATTCAAAATACAAAGCTAAAGACGAAGTAAAAGAAGCAGTAGATAACGCATACGCAGTTGGTATGTCACAAGCTATGAAAAAGACTGGCGACACGCCACCTTTAGATAAATCTACTATCACTAAAGCACATGATATTGCTAAAGCAATTAAAAAAGATGAGAAAGAAGAAGTAGAAGAAACTCATGCTTCAACTGCTCATGCTCAAAACAAAGCAAGAAAAGATGCTAAAGGTGATAAAGAAACACCTGCTTTACCAAAAGCAGAATCAATCAACGATTCAATTAAATCTGTATGGCAACTATCTGCTGAAGACTTAGAGAAAATTCAAAGTGAAGCTAAGTATATGAAAGCAAATAGACTTAAACAGTATGGCGAAAGAGCTGACGAAGTAAAAGAAGAAGACGCTTACGACAAAGATGATGAAAAACCTAAATCTAAAAAAGAAGATAAAGGTAAAGCTGACACAGGTTCAAAAGAAACAAAAGTTGATGTTGACCCAAAAGTAGATTACAAGAACTAAAAATTACACTATAACTAGTCTTTTTTCCCTTGACAAAGGGCTAGTTATATGTTATAGTATAAGTACACTATGAAAAATTTACCACGATTATACATTGATATGGACGGCGTTCTATGTGACTTTGGTGCCGCTATCAGAAAAACATCTGGTATGTCTAAACAAAGATGGATGCAACAAAGTAGAGAAGAAATGTGGCAACCTGTCTTAAACAATACAAAATTCTGGCACACAATGCCTTGGAATCCTCAAGGAAAAGTAATGTGGAACTATATCAAAAAGTTTAATCCACATATACTATCAGCATACTTAGAAAAAACACATGACCCTAATTGTATACCAGGCAAATCAGCATGGTGTAAGAAGAACTTAGGTATATCTCAAACAAAGATTAATCTAGTAAGAAGAAAAGACAAACAAAACTACTCTATGGTCGCCGGTCAACCTGCGATACTAATAGACGATTACGATAAAAATACATCACAATTCACACGAAAAGGCGGCATAGGTATCACTTTCAAGTCCGCAGGCCAAGTAATATCCCAGTTGAAAAAACTAGGGTTCTAATCATTATAAATAGTCAAGTTAATTAACTATAATCAAACAGTCGTAGATTTAAAGCGACTAGATTTAAAGGGAGAAATATATGTCTTTATGGGGCGCAGATATTAAACCTAAAAACTTAACAACCGCAGAGCAAAAAGAAGTCTTTGCTAACACAAAAGGTTGGGTAAGAGAAGCAGGTTCAGTATTATCCGGAAACGGAAACACAGGAGCAGATCCAGAAGTATTAGTAGCATTAAGAGGATTAAATGTGAAAATGGGAACTGCAAACATCACAGAAATAGAATTTGTGACTACAGCATTTGATAAATCAGCTGGTGGAAACATTGATGTATTAGTAAGATTCAATGAGCCAGTCACAGTGACTGGAACACCTCAAGTTTCTATTACTAATGGAAACCAAGGTACTGGTACAGGTAGAGGTCCACACTTGGCGTCTTACTTATCAGGTTCTACAACTAATGAACTTACATTTAGATTCACATTAGCAGGAGCTAACGCAGCAACTAATGATGGAGATATTTTAGTAATTGGTACTAACGCAACTGGATTAAATAGTGGAACTATTAAAGATACAGGTACTTCAACAGTATCTACTATCACTAATAGTGGAGCTATTGGTACAGCGGCTGGTACTTGTACAGTAAGTGCATAATAATTAAATAATTTATAGGGGCGCATTTAGCGCCCTTATATATAATACTATGACAACAGTGATCTAGGAAAATACCTAGAGTAGCATTCCCGAAAGGGTTAACAGGAGAAAAGAAATGGCAGACAAGAAAATAACAGCATTATCTAATATGGGTGATGCAATTGTAGCAGCAGATTTATTCCATGTAGTGGACGATCCAACTGGTACACCAATCAATAAAAAGATCGCAGCAGAAGATGTTTTTAATAATATACCATCTTGGTTAGGATTAAAACAAACATCACAAGCAATCACAGCAGATGGCTCTACAGCAACTGCAATAGATGTGACTTCAGCAATAACAGAAATTAATGCAACAGCAGCAACACACGCATGTGCTATAGCTGATGGAGCAGATGGTCAAGTTAAAACTATTATCAATGTATCAACAGGTGGTACAAACAATATAGTTATTACACCAGCTAATTTAAGAGGATACTCAACTATTACTCTAAATGCGCCAGGTGAAACTGCGACTTTGTTATTCAAAAATTCAAATTGGAATGTTATCGCTAACAATGGCGCAGCATTAGCTTAATATTAAATAGGAGTAAATTATGAGTATTGATGAAAAAACATTATCAGCTGAAAGAGAAGTATTAAAGGCAGACTTTGATAAACTCAACAGTCAAATTACTAAAGTGGAACAAGACTTAGTGACTATGAAAGGTAATTTAAATGCAATCTACGGAGCGCTACAACAAGTTGATAAATTTATTAAACTAAACTCTGAGGGTATGCCCGAAGATAAAGAAAAGGCGCTAAACTTAGCGACAAGTTAATGAAAAGATTTAAAACTTTTAGTAAAGAACAAGACTTTGAAGATTTTGAAGAAGATGTATTAGGCGAAACTCCACCTAACACAGCAGACGCTATGAAGCGTCATAAAGCTGGTAAGGCAGGATTTGGCGATACAACTCATTTGAAAGCAAAAGGTCTAATCAAAAGAAGTGATGGTACTAAAAGAAAATCTGACAAGTACAAATAAAGGAAAATTAAATGAAAACATTTAAACAACATATAAAAGAAGGAACAGGTAGTGATAAAACTGCTGCTGCTGTTGGAACTAGCACCGCAAATGGTGTAGAAGATTCAGCAATCGGTGTGCACAATATACACGATTCTGAAGTCTTAAAAAGAGTAAATGCTTTCGTTGGTTCAGTAGCTGATTGTGAATATTTAAAACCACAACACGCTATTGATACTTTAAGAGAAAAACTACAAAGAATTGGCTTAACAGTTGATCCTGTAGCTCTTGAAGGCGACAACGGAAAAGTGACAGCTGAAGTGAAACAATTTGGTGGTAGATTTGGTAAAGATACCGATGGTTCTGATATTAATGATGATGGTATATCTCATAAAAAAGAGGGTGGATTAAAGATGGAAGTATCTTATGAAACTCTAAAAAACGGAACATCAAAGGTCTACGCTAAATTAGTGTAGTTAATGTTCAAAGAGATAACGAAGGATAACTGGCTACTTTTTGCTCAGCACTATTACGACAATCCAACATTGTCAAAAGAGCAAGAATTTTATGATGATCTTAAAAGATTTAAATATCTTAAAAGACTCTTTCGTAAGTACCGTATCACTGGTAAGATAAAAGTACGATTGGCAGTCAATCATGTAATTGTCTTATCAAATGTTTTTGGTGTAGAAGCAGCATGTACTTTACTATTATATAAAGTAGATAAAGTTTATTGGTCTCAACTAAAAACAATATTGATATATCTTGGTTATCTTTATCCACATGAATTAAATAGTGAAAAAGTGGATATGAGTATTAGAAAACTTTTACAGGAACTATAATGGCTAATAGAGCAATTGATTTGGTTATAACATATAGAGTAGTAAAAATGCTTGTGACACCGTTTGAAAGACAACCGGCGTTTAAATATGGTATAATTGATAAAGATGGAAAAGTATTGAAGAAGTATACCTCTTTACAAAAGAGAGAAGAAAAGAATGCCTATACTCAACTTCACAGATTTGTTTTTAATTTAAAACGAATACTTAAAAGAGTTGGTCTAGGTGGACGACTTGGCTCTTTTGCTGTAGCTCTTGGTTTACTATTAAGAGAAAACAAAGAGTATGTTCCATATAAGACATTGATAGAAAGCACTATCATATCTTACTTAAAAGAAACAAAACAGTACGACAATCTTTTAAATGAACAAGGTGATGTCAAATCAAATTATGAACAAGACCCTTATATGACTTGTTTTGGTATTGATATATATGAAAAAGATGGCGAACTATATCCAGAGGACAAATATGAAACGATTTAAAGAAGTCGCAGAAGACATTGTTAATAAAATGGAAGACGCACCAGCAAATGCTGTTGGTGGAGGGAACATTGCCGGTGTAGGCGTTGGTCCTGATGGTGAACCAGGCGTAAATCCTAAAAAGAAAAAAGACGAAAAAGATCCATTAATGTTTGGTAAGTATAAAACTTTTAAAAGAAAATTAAAAGAGAATAACGATAACAATAACATTATGTTAAAACAAGTATTAGATGGTATTGATAAAGTTGAGATGAAAATAGATGAAAAGAATGGTATTACAAATGAAGTAGATTTAGTACCTGAAGAAGAAAAGAAGTCTATTAAAGAAAGCTCAAAAGCATATGACTAAATCATTTAAAGAATATCTTGGTTTGGGTGGACACAGAATAGGTTATATAGATAATATAAAACCTATGGCTAGTCTAGGAGATACACCACCAAAAGGTCAAGGTGGTAGAGACAGTAGAGCAGTAGGACTAGTTGCTAATTATACTACTCAAGGCGTTGGTACTATTAAACCAATTAACGCAGACGCTAAAAAATTACAAAAGAAGAATTGGTCATCAAAAGGTTTTGGACCTGATGTGGTTAGACAAGTAAGTAAGAAGATAAAAGAGTCAACTCTATATAAACATATGGTTGATAGAAAAATTATAAAGGATTAAAGATGGAAATAATAGTAGCTTTAGCAATGAAATTTTGGCAGTGGAGTATATTAATAGCTGTTGTAATCATTGGAGCGATTATCAACTTCACAGATAAGAGAGCAAAACCAAAACTTAAATTTAGTTATACAGGTATGCCTCACATAAAACCATTACCAATCAAAACAAAAGGTAAAGGTTTTTGGAAAGCAATCGTAATGTGGTTGTTGTCAACTAGAAATTGGGAACTAACGCAAGATTGGACATATGAAATAGATGGTACTGAATATGTAATACCAAAAGGTTTTACATTTGACGGCGCAAGTATACCTAAATTTTTAAGAACATTTTTCTCACCAGTAGGTGTATTACTTATTGGTGGACTTGTACACGATTATATGTATAAGTACACACACTGTAAACCAGTGAGTACGAAAGATGCATTACTTGTTGTAGATCAAAAAAGAGCAGACCAAATCTTTAGAGATATAAACATCACAGTAAATGGATTTTATAGTATGAATAATTTAGCATACTGGTCATTAAGAATAGGTGGCTTTGTTGCTTGGAATGGTCATAGAAAAAGAGATAAAAAATAAGGAGAACTTATGTTTTTTACAATAGGAATAATTATAGGATTTGTTATAGGTTGGTTCGTAAACGATAAATGGGACTGGGTAAAATCTAAAGCAGTATTTTGGAAAAAGTAAACAATGAGATTATTTTTAATAGGCATCATCATCACATCACTATTAGGTGCTGGTGCCTATGTGCTTAAATTACAAAGAGATAATGGTATTCTAAAAGCGAATGCTATTAAATTAGAATCTGCTATAGGTGAACAAAAAGCACTTATAGAGAATCAACAAAAAGATTTTAAAGAAATACTAGAGGCTAACCAGAAGATGAATGAGTTAGTAGGTGTTTTAAAACAAGATTTAGAAAATTTGGATAAAAGATTCAATAAGAAAAATAGAGATGTCGGTAAACTAGCTATTGCTAAAACCGAAGCTATTGAAAGAATAACAAACGGTGCTTCAGCACTGGCGACAAGATGTATAGAGATTGCTAGTGGATCACCATTAACTGAGAGTGAATTAAATGCTACGAAGAAATCAGAGATTAATTCTGAATGTCCTGGGCTTGCTAATCCTAAGTATATTCCTTACTAATTGCGCAGGTGTCAAAAAGTTAAGTATCTTTAAAGAAGAAGTTAAAAGACAAGAACTCAATTTGAACACCCCAACTCCACTAGAGTTAGAGAACCTAAAATGGATAATTATAACTAGTAAGAACGCTGAAGAAGTGTTTAAAAAACTAGAGGAATCTGGTATTGATCCTGTTCTATGGGGTTTGACAGATAAAGATTTTGAATTACTAGCGAAGAATTTTGCTCAAATTAGAAATCAACTAGCAATTACAAATGACTTATTGGATAAATATAAGGAGTATTACGAACCTGAGGTGAAGAAAAATGGCAAAGAATAGATTAGATATATCAGATAACACTGCTATTAGTATGCCTATGAGAAATTTGCTTTCCATAGTGGCAGCTGTTGCAGTTGGCGTTTGGGCATACTTCGGTGTGTTAGAAAGAATTACAATGCTAGAAACTAAAAGTACACTAGCAGAAAAAGACTTAAATCAAGCCGTTGAAAGTATAGGGTCTGATTTAGAAAAGAATACAGAATTTAGAATTAAGTGGCCTCGTGGAGAAATGGGTTCTTTACCAGCTGACTCAGAGCAATATATGTTGATTGAGCATATCGCTGGTCAATTAGAGGCAGTACAAAATCAAATGGAAAATATGATGAACAATGGTGTCAATATCAAAAGACTACAAGAAGATGTAAAAATCTTGCGTGATGATGTTGAGAAATTAAAAGATAGTAATAGAAATATGATCTATCAAAACGGCGGGAAAAAAGAATAATGAAAAAACTAATTAGTATATTATTTTTAATGATGTTTGCCTCAAGTGTTTTTGCGGCAAAACTATATACTGGTGGTGAGAAATACGAAAAGGATAAAGTAATCGCATTAACTTTAACACTTGATGGTAAAAGAATTGAATGGGTATTTAAAGAAAGTCTAGGTCAATGTTTAAAATCTAAAAGAGTAGCTACTAGAGAAGTAAATGGCGATAGAGTAATCTTTGCTTGTGAGATAGTCAAAGGATTATTACAAGAAGATAAACAATCAAAATACGGAATTAGATTACTTAAAATAATAGATTAATGAGATATATATTTTTAACATTTTTATTTTTAATGTTTAGTACATTTGCATATGCTGATTGTACTGGTTGTGGTGATGATGGTCACCAAGTATGTCCTATTGAAAAGAAACATACACATAAAACATTTATGAAAGAAGAACATAAAGAGTCTTCATCTACACCTGAGGATGGTGTTGTATTCGCAGTATGTATCTTTGAAATTTCAGCAGATGGTACAAGAGTATTAGTAGATCATGTAGCGAGTGAAAACTTAATGGACTGTTTAAAGAATAAAAGATTAGCAGAAAGAAAATATAAAGAGAGTGAAGATAAAGCTGGTGTTTATAATATGACTTGCGATAAAGTAAATGCTAAAGTAAAAGTATTAGAAAATGGCGAGTGGGAAATACTAGAGATTACAGGTAGACATGAGCCAGCGTATATAAGAAAAAAAGTTTACGAGTAATGATTTGGATAGTTTGTTATATAATATTTTTATTATATTTGAATTATGAATTAGATAAATTTGTAGATAAAATTAACCCCTACAACTGGATAAAATAAATGGATAGTGAAGCAGTATTAATGTTGAGTAGATTATGGCCTATATTTGTGGCGTTTATATTACTAATTGTCACACTTGCTCAAGCACATTATAGAATCAAGGTTTTGGAAGAAAAAGTCAAAGTAGCCTTTGAACTTATCAATAAACTCACATCAAAATAAACGAATCAACTCTTATAAATAGTTGTATCATATAGGAGAGAAGATGTTAAAATTAATAGTATTCGTGTCAGTAATCGCATTATGTTTTAATGTAAGTGCGTCAGAATTGACATTTAAGTTTGGGTCGCCATCATTTTCAGGCAACGGTAAGTCATCACACTACTTAACGATTGAAAATATAGAGAAGACTCGTAAAGACGCTATCAAAGCGCAAGCAAAAGCTGATAAAGAAAAAGCGGAATCAGACGCAAAGAACACTCCTATTGCTAAATTCAAAGCGAATATAGAGAGTAGATTTTACACTGCTCTAGCGAAACAAATTACAGACAATGTTTTTGGTACAGATGGTCTTCAACAAGACTCAGGTACATTTACAAATCCAGTTGGTGGTGAAACAGTTGAATGGACAACACCAGCAGGTACAGGTAATGTAGTTGTCACAGTCACAGAATCAGATGGAACAACAACAGTGTTCACAATGCCTAAAGAGGATAATAGTTAATGTTTAAGTATATAGCAGTATTCCTACTATCTTTAATATTAGTGGGCTGCGCAGGAAAACCAAAGTTTGATGTTAGAACGCAACAAGTTGCTTACAAAGATCTAAACACAATTCAAAGTCCAGATGGAGAACCTATTGTAATTGCTGTTTATGATTTTTTAGATATGACAGGTCAAAAGAAACCAGGTGGATCTTTTGCGTCAATGAGTACAGCAGTGACTCAAGGATCATATCAATTATTAATTAAGGCATTATCAGATGCAGGTCAAGGCGAATGGTTTAGAGTAGTAGAGAGATCAAGTTTACCAAGTTTACTACAAGAAAGAAAACTAATTAGATCAACTAGACAACAAGTAGATGGTGAAGAAGCAGAACCATTACCACCACTATTATTTGCTGGTGCATATATCACAGGTGGTATTGTAGGTTATGATAGTGATATTAAATCAGGTGGCTTTGGTGCTAGAATATTAGGTATACAATCTAACAAACAATACAGAGAAGATATTGTCACAATCATATTAAGATTGGTAAATGTACAAACAGGTGAAGTAGTTATTACAACAACTATTGAAAAGACTATTGTTTCAACAAGTGTTGGTGGTGATATATTTAAATACTTTGATACTGATACAATGTTATTAGAAGTAGAAGCTGGTTATGCAAAGAACGAACCAGTGACATTTGCTATAAGAAAAGCAATTGAAAAAGGTGTAGTAGAAATTATAGAACAAGGTGCCAAGAAAGACTTATGGGCATTTAAAAAAATAGAAGAAATTAAAGTACCTCAAATCAAAGATTACATTGATGACGGTAAAAATGATGTAGAAACTAAAGAAGTTGAAACTGTTAATAGACATAGTGATATAGTATTTGAAGATGATGGTGTTGATATGGGTGAAAAAGTAGAAAAAACTTATGAACAATACCTTGAAGAAAAGAAATTAAAAAAAGAATTAGAAGAAGAAACGGTTAAAATAATACCGATAAAGAAACCTACGGAGGAGAATGCTGATGAAACAGATAATGATAGCGATAGTGATTCTTCTAGCGTGGACGAGTAAAATTTACGCTGGTAATTCTGTTTGGGTTAAACAACAAAACCAAGACAAAGATACCACAATATTCATAAAACAAGACGGATCAGGCAATAAAGTAGGTATATCTGCTAACGCACCACTTGTAATTGATGGCGAGAATCTAACACTTATTATTAGACAAATAGGTAAGAACAATCTAACTGACCTATCTTCACATTTATTGTTTGCAGGTGAAGACATGACACTTGATTTAGACGCTAAAGGTGATGGTAATAAGTTGAGAATTGAAGGTGATACAGATTCAACTGGTCACTGGTATGATTTAGATGTTAGAGGTGATTCAAATACAATAAGAATAGATAATAGAGATTCAGATAATACTACTAAAACTAATATAGATTTAGATTTAGATGGCGACTCAAATGATTTTTGGATAAAAAGTAGAGGCGATGGTCACTTCTTTTATGTTCTTATGTCAGGTGACTCAAATAGAGTCCATGTCTATACTCATACAGACTCAGTAGGTATGAACACAAATTCTAATGTATCAATAGGTCCCAATGTTGCTTCACATGGACAGTTCGCAGATTCTTCAGGTAGTGAAGGCGCAACGCTTGACGCCTATATTATTGGTGACTCAAATAGATTAGATACTTCATCTTACGGAACAGGCAACTATCAAGTACATGACATTATAGGTAATTCAAACATTTTAGATTTACACGCTTCTCACAGTGGTGACTTTGATACAATAATTATCAAAGGCGATAACAACTATTTAAAAACAGTCACTAATGGTAATAACAATGTATTAAGACTACACCAAGAGGGTGGTACTAATACTGCTAGAATTTATATCTATACATCTAACTCTGCTATTAATATGGCACAAGTAGGTGGTGCAAATACAGCAGACATTAATGTATCAGGTGATAGTATTTACGATTACACTTTAAACTTCACGCAAGATGGTTCTGATACTTGTAATTATTCATTTAACAGAAACAACCAAACAGCAGATGTGACAGCTAATGTAGCGAACGGATGCTAATATGCAAAGAATATTTTTTATAGTATCTTTTCTGATACTTTTCTGTACTAGTACAATCTCACAAATTACAAGTCCTAAAGTTGGAGAAATTACAGGTCAAATGGGTACGACTTGGAATGAGCGTGAGGGTGAAACTCAAAATACATTAATGGGTTATGAATTACAAATGAAGGACTTTCTTCAAACAGGTGAAGATGGTGGTATGATATTAAGTTATATAGATGGTACAAAGTTTACAATGGGACCTAATACTGAATTAACTATTGACCAATTTGCTTTTGATACTTCAGTTGTACCAATAGAATTAGCAATGAATGTATCTGTTAATGTAGGTTCATTTACATATGAATCAGGTAGTGTATCTACTTTAGGTGGCGAAGTTAATATTGCTGCTGGTAATGCTTCAATCACAGTACAAGGTACAGCATTCTCAGGTACAGTAGATAGTTTTGGTAGTGCAACTATTACTTTATTACCAGATAGTGATGGCGTAGTAGGTCAAGTGACAGTATCAAATGACGCAGGTTCTCAAACAATCACAAACGCATTCAGTTCGGTGACAGTTTTATCTAATGATTTAGCACCAACACCTCCTAGAATAGAAACAGACAACAGAAAAATTATACAGTTAGATTCTTTTGAAGAAGATATAAGAGATGAAACTGAAAAGGGTTTTGGAGATGTAGATAAAAAATCTAACAAAGCACAAAATAGTGAAGACTCAATCTTTGGTGAAGAAACAACTATCAATGAAACTAATGATAATATAGTTGCTACTGATATGTCAGTTAGTGAGGCAGACTCAATGATTGAAATGGATTCTAAAGAAGAAAAAGGTTTAGACGCAACAGCACTAGAAGCTGAAACAGATATAGATACATCTTACTATGATGAATATGAATCAGATTTAAAAGAGTGGGGTTATATAGATGAAGACAATCAGATTTCAGTATGGGACGCTGAAGGTGAAAGTAAAATGGATTGGGACGATGCTAAAAAAATGTATGCAGAAATGGACCAAGCATACTTTGACGCTATAGGTTGTGAGTCAGGTTGTTCATATGATACGATTGATTGGGATTCTATTGATTGGGATAATGTAGATTGGGATGCTTATGATGAGGCATACAATGATACACTAGAGAAGTATGGTCTAACATCTTGGAACTCAACAGTTGAAGAAGTTGATGTAGTTGAAGCAACAAAAGAAGAAACTGAATCAGTTGTTGAAGGATATAGTTGGGAAGATTTTACGATGGACGACAATTACTATTCTAACGCAGAATATAAAGCAAATGGTGGTCCTCCAACATTGACACTACAAAACTATTGTGTGTATAATGGTTATGAAGATTATTGGTGCAACCAAGAGTATGTTGATTATCTAAATGACTTTTATAAAGATGACTGGTATTTAAAAGTGACTGCCACTAGTTGGGATAAGGAATCTAAAAAAATATTTGGTAAACTATTTGGTTGGTGTGGTAATTGGCCAGACTTTAAGTTATGTGAAAATCAACCTAAACCTTGGAAGATGAAAGACTTAAAAGACAAGTACATCAATGAATGGGATTATAACGATTACAATACTTACTATGACGCTGCCTATGACTGGTGGTATTCAGGTTATGATTATAACAATGAAACAGATGAAACTAATTGGGAAGATGAATATGCTTATGAAGATGATTACGACATAGACGCAGAATTAGAAATACTATTGGCAAGTTATAATGAAGAAGAATGTTTAAAATACGGATATTATTTTGACATTGCTAATCAATCTTGTGGTACTGAATATGTTGATAACGAGGGTAATGAAACAAAGTTAACTGCTAGTGGTGAAACTCTTAACTATTCAACAGGAGATGTGACTCAAACATTAACTTCAACATCTGGCGTCACAGGTGCTTCATCTTCAGCGACTTCTACTGGAAGAGTATCAACATTAAACAATGAGCACGATGCTGATTCAAGTACAAGTGGTGATTTTACTATCTTAAATAGAACCAATGATAATCATACAGCATATGTACAAACTGAAACATCAAAAGAAGCAGACATACAAATATTACAAGATTCTGAGGCACAACACCTTGATGTAGGTAATAGTGCCGATCAAAGTAATATCACTATCATACAAACAGACTAAATAGTCTTATGAGCAAGATAACTTCCACTTGGGCAGTAGTGGTAAGTGTGGTTATATTATTAGCAATTAAGATATATAATCCTGTACCTTTACAGACCCTACAATTAAAAACATTTGATTTATACCAAAAGTTTGGTACTAACTATCTATCAAAAAGTTTAGTATTAATAGACATATCAGATACAGCATTAACATTAAAAGGTCAATGGCCATGGAAGAGAGATCAACTAGGTCGTAGTATAATCAAAGCATATCAAAATGGTGCTGCTTTAGTTTTCTTAAATGTAGTTTTTGTACATAAAGATAGACTAGGTGGTGATGAGATGTTTTTGAAAATGATTTCAAAGTATCCTGTTATCTTAACAGAAACTGATAACGCAAAAAATCTACAAAGTATTAAGAGAAAAGTATTAGGCGTAGGTAATGTAGATGTACCTATTGATGTTGATGGTACTATAAGAAAATTACCACTTGACAAATCCGTACCATCTGTTATAATGAAGGTCATAAAGTTTCCATTACCTAAACAAGATGATATATGGATTGATTTTAGACATCAAATACCTAGAATAGATCATGCTGATTTAGATTGGTCATCAGTAAAAGGTAAAATAGTATTCATAGGTGCTACATTTACAGGTTCAACATTTGTATTAACTCCTAATGGTTTAAAAAATACACACGAAATTATGGCGTTGTCAACTGAAACTTTACTATCAGGTAAGTTTATAACAAGACCTGATTGGTTGCCTAAGTTAGAATGGATAGGATTAATAATATGTTTAATTTTATTTGTGTATATTATACCTAGAGTAGGATTGTTATGGTCAGCGATATTATTATTTGGTGCATATATTGATATGGCTTTGTCTGCTGGTTATCTATGGCATAGTAAAATGATAATTACAGATTGGTCATCTATTGCTATTATAATAACTATTGTATGGACACATTTAATATATAATAACTTTGCTAGAGAGAATAGATTAAAACTACAAATTAAAAAACAATTTGAACATTACCTAGAGCCAAAGATGGTTAAGAAGCTACAACAAAATCCTGACTTACTAAAACTAGGTGGAGAAACAAAAGAGTTAACTTTTCTATTTTGTGACATAAGAGGTTTCACTCCTATATCAGAAAAGTATCAAAAAAATCCACAAGGATTGACTGTGGTTATCAACAAGTTTTTAACTCCAATGACAGATATAATAATGAAGAACAATGGAACGATTGACAAGTATATGGGTGACTGCATAATGGCATTTTGGAATGCGCCAATTGACACACCTAAACACCGTGAAGCAGCCATAAAATCAGCGCATGAAATGATACAAAAACTAAAAATGTTAAATGAAAGTAATGCTTTTGGGAAAGGTATTAAAATAAATATTGGTATAGGTATCAACACAGGAAAGGCCGTAGTAGGGAATATGGGATCACAACAGAGATTTGATTATTCAGTGCTAGGTGATGCTGTTAATTTAGCAAGTAGATTGGAAGGTGTTTCTAAAAACTATGACGCAACATTGATAGTTGGGGAAGATACTTATAGTGAGGTTTCAAAATTATTTAAGTTTAGAAAGTTAGATGATGTTCAAGTGAAAGGTAAATCAAACAAAGTATCAATCTATACAACGGAGGGTTATGACACTACTTCAAAAGAAGAAGTTAAAGTTAATAGCAAAAAGGATAATAAGAAATGATAAACAAAGAAAGTTATATTTACTCAATTTACATTGGATCAGGATTAAGAAACAAAAATTACGAAGACGAAAGAGGACATTTATAAGGTTGTGGAAACAACAAAGACTAAATACTCTAAGACGATATGGTTGGGTAGCCTAGTCAAATACAATTTCTCAAAAAAATAAATAATAGTGTAGTCAATTTATACAATGGTGCTTTCAACGCACAATTCCCAATGGGACTTACGACTATTTTAAACGCCTTTATGGTAGATTATATTATGAACAAAACAGGAACAAAACTATGGCAGAAAAAGATACACTAGATTTAAAAGTAGATGTAGAATCTCTTAAAAGAGATATAGAAAATGTTAATACAATTAATGGTAGAATAGATACTGCCATTGATAAGTTGACAGATGTATCTTCATCTATCAAAAGTATGTTAGCTGTACATGAAGAAAAAATCCAAAGGCAAGAAAAAATAGACGAAGTTATATTTGATAAACTAAAAGATAGAGCAGAAGAAATATCTGATGTTTATAGAGAATTAAAGAATGATGTATCATTAAGTGAAAAGAGATTACTCATTGAAATCAAGTCATTAAAGAACGATATAGGCGCTAGAGTTGGTGTTTTAGAAAAATACAGGTGGATTATCATAGGTGGAGCGATTGTATTAGGGTGGGTTTTATCAAAGAACTTTATGCCTATAATGCATATGATGGCCGCAAATTAACATTGACTTTTATACATAAGTATGGTATATTAGTATTTGTGTTATGTCCAGTTATATTGATCTAAAATTTATATCCAATCTAAAATCTAGGCTAAGTCAGTTCAAACAAAAGAATGACTACCTATTCAATTTTCGTTGTCCACATTGTGGTGATTCGAAGAAATCAAAATTAAAAAGTAGAGCGTATCTTTATAGAGTAAAAAATGATATGTTCTTCAAATGTCATAATTGTGGCATGGGTCAAAATCTGGCAAACTTTATAAAGTATGTGGACCCAAAAATGTATTCTGAATATCTTTTAGAAAGATATAAGAAGTCGGCTCCAGCGACACCGAAGCCAACTATGTTTGACTTCAAACCTGTGTTTGAAGAAACTAATATTATAACTGATTTGAAAAGTATTACGAAACTAGATGATGAACACCCAGCAAAGAAATATTGTGTCAATAGAAAGATACCTGTTGAATTTTTTGATAAGTTATATTTCTGTGATAAGTTTGGTGAGTTAGTAAATAAAGTTAAACCTAAAACTTATAATACTAAACAAGACCATCCTAGATTAATTATACCTTTTTATGATACGACTGGAAAAGTATTTGCTTTTCAAGGTCGTGCTTTTGGAAATGAACAACCAAAGTATCTAACGGTAAAATTAGATGAAAACAAACAAAAGGTTTACGGCTTGGAAAGAGTCAATTTTCAGCGACAGGTTTATATCGTTGAAGGTCCGATTGATAGTTTATTTGTTGATAATTGTCTGGCTGCTGCTGGCGCAGATTTAGTATTAAAAAATAAAATTAGTAATGATGAAGTGACTTATATATTTGACAACGAGCCAAGAAATAAAGAAATCATAAAGCGTATGTATGATGTAGTAGAGAAAGATTACAACCTAGTAGTGTGGCCAGAAGATATGCGACATAAAGACATTAACGATATGATAATGGCAGGGTTGACAAAGACTGAGTTATCTGATATTATACATAATAACACATTTTCAAAACTATCCGCATTAACAAAACTTAACGAATATAAAAAGATATAGGAGACCAATGGCCGAGAATATAAATGTACTTAAAAGAGGTGAACGAGGCAAAGAGCCATTGAACATTGAAAAAATCCACGAGATGGTAGAGTATGCAGTTGAAGGCATCTCTGGTGTTTCATCATCTCAGGTTGAGATGTCAAGTGGTCTACAATTTTATGATGGCATAACTACAAATGATATTCAAGCAATCCTTATTAAATCAGCAGCAGACTTAATTGATTTAGATAATCCAAACTATCAATATGTTGCGGCAAGACTACTACTTTACAGCTTAAGAAAACAAGTTATTGGAAGACTTTGGGATCACCCACATATGTACGACCATGTAAAGAAAGCTGTTGATAAAAATTTATATGATGGTGAACTAATAGAAAAATATCAAAAGAAAGATTTTGATAGAATGGAAAATTGGTTAAACCACGAGAGAGATTATACTTTCACATACGCTGGTTTAAGACAAGTAATTGACAAGTATCTAGTACAAGACAGAAGTAATGGCGAGATATTTGAAACACCACAATTTATGTATATGATGATTGCCGCATCTGTCTTTATGAACTATCCAAAAGAAAAGAGAATGACTTATGTTAAAAAATATTATGACGCAATTTCACAATTCAAAATCAATATTCCTACTCCGGTTATGGCAGGTGTTAGAACGCCTCTCAAACAGTATGCTAGTTGTGTTCTGGTTGATACTGATGACACTTTACCTAGTATTTTTTCTAGCGATATGGCTATTGGAAGGTATGTTGCGCAGC